TTACCAGTAAGGGTAGAAGCACCAGTGACAGCAAGAGTGCTACTAAATGCACCTGTTGTTGCTGTTAATCCTTGTGTAGCTGGGTGTGTAACAGTACCTACTGCTAAACCTAAATAGTTCACAAAGATGTTAGCTGTACCACTTGAGGGTGCAGGACTAAATGTCAATGTTGTACCATTTGAAACTGTGTAAGCTGATGTATCTTGTACGACACCATCAACTGATACAAGTATATCTTGGTCAGCAGAGACTGATTGATTTAATGTAAAGGCTGTTGTGCTACCGTCACCATTAAACTGTTGTACAGCTAATCTTGTACTGTACGTAGTAGCAGCTTCTTGACCAATATAAGGCATATTATGTTATCTCCATTATACTCAATGTACCAGATAGTTTGTCAGCTACGCTACAATCTACTGTAATCTGATCTGTTGTTTCTAAGACAACCTTGTTACCTGCCATCAATTCTAGTGATGAGCCAACTGGTATAGGTGCATCTTTCACAATTATACTTGTACCATTTGCTGTGTTGTTCGTTACTGCTCTGTTTGCTGTATCACTTACAAGTCTTACAGTAGCTGTAATTTCTGTCGTATGTATGTTAGATAAAATTAACCCCAGAACAACTGTAGTTGTACTACTAGCTGCAGTATAAACTACATAAGGAGTTCCACTACTTGCTGGTTCTGCTGCAAAATTTACAACCTTAAACGTATTCGCCATATTATTTTTCCTCTATTATCCTAGTGCTATTGCTAATGCTGTTGCGTCATCCACTGATGCTTTTGCTGCTAATTGTGTTTGTATTGCAGATGTAACTCCATCCACATAGTTTAGTTCTGTTGCTGTAGCTGTTAAAGATGTACCAGCTATTTGTAATGTAGTAGCATTAACTTCCCCAGATGAGCCGTAGATTACTGCTTTACTATTAACAATAGAACCTGCACTAGATCCGTCTACTAAGTTTAGTTCAGCGGCTGTAGCTGATACGAGTGTTCCACCTAATTTAAGTCCATTAGATGTATCGTGAGATGCTATATCAAAGTCATATGCGCCATCAGCAAATGTAGTATTGCCTGTAATAGTAATAGTACTACCATCCGCAGTAATACTATCTAATGCAATGTTACCTACGTTAGTAATGTTAGCATCACCAAACGAAGCACCTGCTGTAAAGGTAGAAGCATCGTCTGCAGTTATTGCACCTACGTGTAACGGTGCGTAGTCATTAATAGTTACGTTACCTGCAGTAGTTCCTGCTTCTGTGTTAGCTGCAATAGTAGCAAACTCATCTGCAGACTCATCCCAGATAAAACCTTTGTTCTGCGTGTTAGTACTTGAACCGTCACCACGAGTAACAATAAATCCTTGGTCATAAGCACTACCCACATAAGCATTACCGTACTTAACTAAGGGATCAGCAATAACTAGATTAGTTGTGGAGTTAGTTGTTGTATCTCCGTTTATAGTTAAGTTACCCGTAATAGTAAGGTTATCAGCTACAGTAACTTCTGATGTAGAGTGGCCTAATGTTATAGCTATTCCACTTGTTTCAGTAGCTATTTTAAGTGCGCCTGTAGCATTTGTAACATATGAGTTCGTACCATCGTGGTACAGTTGCATATCACTACCAGCACCAAACTTAAACTTATCACTGTCAGGTACAAGTAAGTCACCACTAGCGTCTACCGTTACTGCTTTAGAAGCCTCAGATGTACCTAGTGTAGTTACGTCTAAGTAGTTTATTTCTGTTGTGGTTACATTAGCACCGTCTAACTTATTTAGTTCAGCAGCAGTAGATGAAATTGCAGTACTACCTAATGTAAGTTGTCCTTCAGGAACAATAAGCCCTGCTGCACCATTAAAGATTAAGTCATCAACAGACGTATCCCAAGTAACATTAGCTGAAGCTGTGTCACCGTAAAGTATTACATCATGCCCTGCATCATTAGCTCCTACTGTTATAGGAGAAGTAAATGTTACAACACTACCGTCAGCACCAATACTGTCTAATGCTAAAGAACCTACATTAGTAATGTCAGCGTCATTAAAGGATGTAGCACCTAATGTGTTAGCTGCAGCAGTAGAAGTAATACCTGCACCAGCAGTATATAAACCACCAGTAGCTAATGTACTAGACATGTCTACTGCACCGTTTATATCTATGGTTGTAGCGTTTATCTCAATCTCTGTGTCAGATACTAAGTCAAGTACACCATCTGCTGATTGATGTATGTATGTACCACTATCACCAAACTGTAACTGTCTAGTACTATTCAGTAGTATACCTGTATCAGCAACATGTGTCAAGGTGACATCTTGGTCTGCACCTAAATAAATTACACCACCATCAGCTAAGAATAAATCACCAAACTCAAGTGAAGTTGTACCTAATGTAGCACCATCTGATGTTCCGGGTACAAATGCTGTAGTAGCTGTAATCGTTGTACCTTTAACTGTAGTTGCACTAGATGCACCAATAGTTGCACCATCAACTGTACCACCATTTATGTCAGCAGTGTCAGCTACAAGGGCATCTGTCGTCACTGTTCCGTCAAAGTAAGCGTCTTTAAACTCTAAAGAAGAAGTACCTAAATCTATATCGTTATCTGTTACAGGAACAATAGAGCCATTATTAAAGGTAACTTGGCCTGTTCCACCATTAGCAAAAGTAATAACATCTGATCCACTAAAGGTAATGCTAGTATCTGTATCTCCATCACCAGATATACTGTCTAACTGTATGTTACCTGCGTTAGTAAAGTTTGAGTCACTTAAATCAAATGTACCTGTAACGTCTAAGTTACCACCCACAGACAAGTTACCTGATATATCTACAAGGCCATTAATGTCTATAGTTGTTGCAGCTATTTGTATTTCTGTATCAGCTACGAGATCTAATTGACCATCAGCAGATGAGTTGATGTATATAGCCGTGTCACGGAACTGTATTTTTTCAGTAGAAGCAATAAGTATGTCATCAGAAAACTCAAAGTAGTCTTCGTCTTCCATCCATTTAAGAACACCGTCATTGCTTTCACCATCAAAAGTAATGGTAATATCTGTACCTGCAGTACCTGCACCAAAAGTTAAACCATTACCAAGTAACTTAGTAATAGGCCCACCTTCTGCAGCAGTGCCATCGTGCGTGTGTCCTGAACTAGCAGCAAATGCCGCTAATAACTGATTGAACTCGTTATTAGTGTGTGCGGCTGTTATAACATCTCCGTCAGTATACGTAGACTGTCTTGTGTATGTGTCACCCATTTATCGTCTTGCTCCTAATTGATATTCTAGCTGAAACCCTTTTAGTGAGTAGGGTGCAGTCTGCCCACCGTCATGTACTTTTAATGCAACAGCAAACCCTGAACCTTCAACAGGTTGTCTAACTAAAGGTTGTGAAGCACCTGCGTAAATAGGTACACCGTATGTAGATGTACCGTAAATTGCAACAACTTCAGTTGAATCTAAAGCATATGCTGCAGGTCTAGCTGAGTCAGGGTCTTCATAGTCGTATCTTAATAGTAAATCTGCATCTATTGATGCTTCAGGTTTATAGTTAAGTATAACCCTCTGCATGTGTTTTCGTATTCCGGGATCTTCAAATGTTAAGTCAGGACTTCTGTATCTTCCAAATATAACTTCCCCATCAAAAGTATTACCGGACTCTTGTCTATATATATAGCCATTTGAGTATGCACCATGTAAAACAATTACATTACCTTCACTTACAAAACTATCAGTACAAGCAGGGCGCATACCTCTTATTTCAGAAAATTCAAACTGTTGTCCTTTTAGAACACAGATAACACCTTTAGTTTGGGGTTCAGCAGTAGTACTTTTAGTAAAGAAAATTCTATATTGTGTCTTGTCAGGGATTACAGTTGAATCAAACTCTGATGCACTAGATAAATTATCGTTAAATATAGACTGTACATTAGAACTTATTGTACCTAACTCAACGTCACCAATCCTTGCAGTACCAGCAATAGTTCGTAATCCATCTGGTCCTAAGAAAATTAAATCACCAGCAAATTCTTGTATTGTGTCTCCGTTTACGCAACCAATGTTACGAGTAACTGATGTAACTGCAAAGTTAGAACTAGATGTTCCTGTTAATTTAAATATACGTGTTTCACAAAATATAAATAAATCATCACGGAAAACTTTAAGTCCTACTACCGTGTCATCAACTTTAAAACTGCCAGCTCCTTGACCACTAACAAAAGAATCTTCGTCAAAAGGATCACTAAACACAACTTCTTGTTTTGTAGTTGACTTTCCTGCATAGAACATATGGTTTTTAAATGAGGCAACAAACTTTGCACCAGCAACAGAACTATCACTTACATCTGTAGCAGCTAGTGATGAGTTAAATACTGTAGGAGCATTTACACCATCAACAACAACTATCTTATCTGTACCATCAAAGTTAAATCTTTCAAATGTATACTTACCTGCACTTGTTCTACCTGAATCTCTTGATGTCCAAGATGATCCACCCGGAGTTGCACTGTATATACTTGTACCTCTAGCTGCTAATACTACATCAGCAAAAGAAGCAACCATTAAAACTTTCTCTGATGCAGAAGAAGTATAAGGTACAATAGCACTTACGTATTTAGAAAAACCATTTATTCTTCTGTAGCCACCCTC